GCTTTTTTTTATGAGTTCGATCTGCTCCGGAGGGGGCGCGTCCCGGTGGGTTTGCGTCAGGTTCCGGGGCGGCTTCACGGCGCTGGCCGGGTTGTAGCTTATAACGCCATCCACTTCGGCCTTGCGGAAGATCTGGCGGATGATCTGCAACTGGGTCACCACGGTTTTCCGGGCGCGGGTAGCGGAGAAGTCCTTGATATACTGGTCGATCTCCTTCGCGGTGATCTCGCCGGGTGCCCTCCCGGCAAATTCCGTCTTGGCCCGGGCCAGCGCCGGACGGTAGCTTTTTTGGGTATTGTGCTCTAAGGTCGGCTCGATCTCCGCCCACCATGCGTCCGCGATTTTCTCAAATACGGCGGCTTTTTCCGTTTCGATGCGGTCAGCCTCCCGGTCGAAGGCCTTGACCTTCTCCCAGACCTCTTTGTCGGTCTTCCCCCGGAAGGCCTTACGCTTGCCGTTGATCCGGAGGATGGTCTCGTGGAGGCCGTCAGGCCGGACGTAGTATTTCGGGTATCTTGCCATGGGTTACTCCCGCCAGAAGCCGATCTGGACGCAATGGAAGTCCAGATACAGCGCATACATGGCAACCAGACACAGGAGCACCAGCAGAGCGGCAATAATCCGGTTCCGGATGCGGACGCCCTGCTCCATCATCGTAATGATCTGCCGTTTGTTGGACAAGCGCTTTTCAAGGCCGACTTTTTCAGCCTGCAAGGTTTCTTCGGTGGCTGTATAGTGATCCCCGATGTCAAAAAACTCATCTATGGAAATCCCCAGGACAGCGCAGATCGGCCCTGCGGTATTGATGGACGGCGCTTTTGACGCATTTGCGAAAAAGTTGTTGACGGTAGACAGCGGCACACCCGATTTGTCCGCGATGTCTTGAGCCGTCATGTGCAATGCGGCTTTTTTATCTCTGCATAAGTCTTGAATCGTCAAAAAATCACCATCCTGTGTCAAATTTCCCAATATGGGCAGATAAAGTCTCAAATCCGATCCGGCAGTATATTGCCCATTTCCCCAATTTGGGCATTGCGCTACCCAACCCATTTGGGGTACGGTTTTCTTGCGGACAGGCAGACGCCCCCTCTGCCGGAAGCGCAAAGTGCCCCCGCCGCTTGTTGCAGAGGCGACGGGGGCACTTTTTATTCAGTTCCGTCCAGTGCCTCCACAACGTTTTTGTTTATACTAACAGCGTTGATCCAAAATAAGCAAAACCCAAAGACCAATAGGCACGATAAAAATCCCAAGTGCCCCATATTGCCAGTGGCAGATTGAATAACTCAGAAGCAAAGCGTCACCGATAACGCTCAACGCTGTGCCGATCGCCAACCATACGCCAAAGGCGGGCGCACCCATCCTGCAAACCTTTTCACAGCCCGGAGTATATCTGGGCTTGATGATACATACAGGCAGCCAAAACAGCCCCAGAAGGAAGCCTCCAATCGCATGAGCCCAACATGTAGAAGACGCCCACCCTTTGACCCGCGTTATGATATAGCAAAGCAAGCCACACAGCAGGAGAGCAACCAACCCTCCGGAAATATAAATTATCATATTACGCCTCCGCTTAAATCTTGCAAAATTGGGCCGCTATCATTTTAACCGGCGGTCTGATTTCTGGCTTCTTTCCGATTCTCATGACAGAATTAAGGCCGCAGCGATCGGCCTTTGGGATATGATTGGAGGTACTTATGAGCAGCCAGACCACCCGCACCGTGTCCGATTCGGACACTACATACGCATTGGACCTGTTTGCATCTCTGTCCCCCGCGGATCAAGCGGAGATCATGGCTCTTGCCGTCTCCGCTTTAGCATCTCCGCAATGATCTCATTCTGAGCCTGCGGAGATAGCTGGTCGAAAATCCGGGCAAATTCCTGCGTCAGTCCGGCCACTTCGGTGGCCGGACTATTTTCTTTCCCCGTCAGGATGTACTCCGTAGTTGTGCCCAAAACTGCCGCAATCTGAGGTAGATACTTGGTATATGACTTGGCTTTTCTTTTTTTCCATTCACTCACTTTTGACGGAGAAACGCCGATTGCGTCGGCAAAGTCTTTCTGCTCCTTGAACCTTTCGCCAACAAGAGCAAAAAGCCGATCTATTTGATCCATTGGAATCACCCCTCAATGTTTTGAATGTCACTTTGAGAAAAACCGATTGATAACAAATAGTCCGTTCGCTTCGCACAAACATTGGATAAAAGCTGCTTCTCCATTTCAAGGTAATGCAAAAAGCTTTCGTAATCGTCTGCGTTACCATCGGCGATAAACGCTGAACATTTCTCGTAGATGACACGCGTATTAGCAATGTATGCCCGTGTTGCTCCTATGTACATGATTTGCTCACGAGTGCCTAATGAAAAATCGTCTAAAGACTGTTGAAGCTTCCAGATTTCGTCGATGATGCTTTCCATGTCTGTGGAAGTATTTCCCTTTGCAATATTTTTCACGTCATTTACGAGGTCAAGCTGGTATTGATTTACGACTGTTGCCATCCCCCACAGCGTGGTGTCAAGTTCATCTTCCTTGACAGTATTTTCACTTGATTTTTCACAGGCCGGGATAAGCAGCAACGAAAAAATCAACAAAGCCCATGTGCAGATTTTTTTCATGACGAACACCCGCAAGCGTAAAATTATTGATCCAATAATTATGCAATCTGACAAACCTATAAAATTTTGGTTTCAAGTATTGACAATTATTAAAATCACGATTATGATATAGCCACAAAGGACATAGCCCCAATGACAATATATCACACCGGGGCAACGCCGTCAAGGCGGGAAAGGAGCAATCATGATCGTTAACAGAGTCAAGGAGCTGCGGACGGCTGCCGGGATGACCCAGAAGGCGCTGGCGGATCAGCTGGGCGTCACCGTGCCCACGGTGAGCAAGTGGGAGCTGGGCCAGCGGACTCCGGAGCTGGAGAGAGTTTTCCGCATGACGCTGATCTTCGGTGTCCCCATTGAGGAGATCGTCCAGCGGACGGAGAGCGCGTGAGAAGGGAGGATTGGACATGGCACGAGAGCGTGAGAGCTTCCGGGATCAGCTGCAATCCTTACAGGCCAAATTCCCGGAGCAGGAGGTTTTGACCAAGGATCAGGCCTGCAAGCTGCTGGGGCTGGACTGGGACGCGCTGGTCCACAATGACGAGTTTCCGGCCAAGAAGGTGGGGAAGCGCTACATCATCCCCATTGTACCATTGGCACGGTGGATGGTTACATGGTAGCGCAGGAAGGAGGAAAAGACAATGGACAAGAAATGCCCTAATCTGTACCAAAGGGCAAGGCTGAGTACCGGAATGAGCCAAGAACGGGCAGCGGAGCTGCTTGGGCTTTCCCCGGAAAGTTTGAAACAGTACGAGGGCGGCAAGACGGTGCCCAAGGACGAGACGGTGGCGCGGATGGTGGAGGTGTACAGCTGCCCATGGCTGGCATTGGAGCACGCGCAGGCCACGGACCGGCTGGGCGTGCTGCCGGAGGTGAACGTGCAGAGCCTTCCAACGGCGGCAATCACACTAATCAACCGAGTGCTGGACTTTGCGGAGCGACACCGGGACCGGCAGCTGCTTCGCATCGCGGAGGACGGCATCATCGACGAGAAAGAGCGACCGGACTTCGACGCCATATGCCGGGACCTGGACGGCATCGTGGGCGCGGCGCTTCAGGTGAAGTACCCGTCGGACGCGCCGCCGAAGACAAAAAAAGAACGCCCCGAGGCTGGCACCTCAGAGCGTTCAGGGGAAAAAGTGTGTGGTATTGGATCAACCACTGTTGGATATATCAATTATAGCACAAGATCCACGCCGCATGCAAGACCTAATTTTGCCGGGAAGGGGGTATCCCTGTGACCGGTTGGGCAATGTTTTTCATGGTCGTCGGCGTGGCGACGGTGGCGGCAATCCCGCTGCGGATCGTGGACTGTATCGAAAAGCGAAAGATGAGGGGGCAATATGGCAAGGTATGACTGCGGCTATGGGGCATGGATCCCCGGCCCGGTTTTGGACGATCCGGGGCTTCGGCCCCGGTCGCTGATCCTATACGCACGGATCGCGCGGCGGGCCAACCGGGTGGGATTCTGCTACGCAACCAACGCAACGCTGATCGAGGACATGACTGCCGTGGACGAGGACGGCTCCGTGCGGGTGCTGTCTGAGCGGACGGTCCAGTCTATGCTGGCGGAGCTGCAAGAGCGGGGGCACATCCACACGGATAACGGCCCCCTTCCTCCGGATAAAAGCGGCACGGTGCGGACCGGTCGGCGGATCTACATCGGGCGGTCTCTGGCATCGGTTCCCGCCGATGCGCAGGGGGGTGAAGAAAATTTCACCCCTGAAAAAATCTGCACCCCAGGGGTGAAGAAAATTTCACCCCCCTTTAAATGTATAAAAGATAATAATAAAAATACCCCTATAGCCCCCTGCGCAGATGCGCACTTCGATTTGTTCTGGTCGGCCTATCCCCGTCATGTGGACAAGCAGCGGGCGCGGAAGGCCTGGGCGAAGCTGAAGCCGGACGGGCCGCTGGTGGAGGTCATCCTCCGGGCGGTGAAGGCTCAGTCAGCCTGTGAGCAGTGGACCCGGGACGGCGGGGCGTACATCCCCTATCCCGCCACATGGCTCAACGGCCGCCGGTGGGAGGACGAGCTGCCGGGGCGGTCCGATTCGGACCGGGGCGGCGAGAGCGGAGGGATCAACGGATGGGAAACGTAAGGACGGACGAAAAGCTGGATCACCTGCTGGACGCGGAGCGGGCGGTGATCGGGGCCATGCTGGTGGACCCGGATGTGGTGCGGCCTCTGCTGTCCCGGGTGCGGGACGCTGATTTTTACAACCCGGCCAACCGGCTGATCTTCCAGGCGGCCCGGGCGCTGTTCCGGGCGGGCGTCACGCCGGACGCGGTGACCATCCGGGACAAGATCGGCCCGGACTACTCCCGGTACATGGCGGAGCTGGTGGAGATCACGCCCACTGCTGCCAACTGGGAGGCTTACGCGGAGGCCATGCGGTCGCAGGCCACCGTCCGCCGGATCCACGAGTTTGCGGACGCTCTGAGCGAGGCTCAGACGGTGGAGGACTGCCGGCCGGTGTGCGCCAAGCTGTCCCGGGAGCTGAGCGAGGGGACCAGCGTGGAGGCTTGGACCATGGCGCAGATGACGGAGGACTTCTGCCAGGCGCAGGACCCGGACGCCCCGGCCCCGGTGTACATCGACTACGGTCTGGACTTCCTCAAGGGGCGGACCTACACCAAGCCGGGGGACGTGGTTATCATCGGCGGCTATCCCTCCGACGGCAAGACGGCGCTGGCCTTGCAGATGGCCTACCGGATGGCGCAGGAGCACCGGGTCGGCTTTTTCAGCTTGGAGACGGACAAGGCTAAGATCCGGGACCGGCTCATGGCTGCCGTGGTGCAGATCGACTTTGACCGGATTAAAAACCGCACTCTGACAGAGGACGACTGGCGGGCCTTCGCCGAGAAATCCGCCGACATGGCGGGCCGGGGGCTGACGGTGGTGGAGGCATCCGGCATGACGCCCACCACCATCCAGCACGTCAGCCAGGCGTATGGCTTCGACGTGATCTTTCTGGACTACATTCAGCTGGTGACCCCGGAAATTGACCAGCGGGCGCCCCGCAGTGAGCAGATGGCGGCGGTGTCCCGGCAGCTGCACACCTTCGCCCAGAAGTCCGGGACGCTGGTGGTGGAGCTGGCCCAGCTGAGCCGGCCGGACAAGGCCGCCGGATGGCGGGCGCCGGTGATGAGCGACCTGAAGGAGTCCGGCCAGTTTGAGCAGGACGCGGACATGATCTTCATGGTCTACCGTCCGGACCCCAAGGCAAAGGACGGCCCGGAGCTGGACCAGAACAAGCACCGGGTCCTGAAGATCGCGAAGAACAAGGAAGGCCCCCGTGGGGCGTGGTACATGGTATTTGACGGGCCAAAGCAGACATTTTCGCTTCTGGTCAATCCGGACGGCCGCTCCGTTATGCGGCAATTCTCTGCCGCCGGGAAGGCAGCCAAGCAGCGGCCCCGGCAGGTGAGCTTTTGGGGCGACGGGTCCGACTGGACCGAGGCTCCGGCGGACACCGAGACGCCGTGGGATGACGAGAACAAGGGGGAAAAAGCGTGAAGATCGGAGATATCTTGAGCATCGAGCCGACACTGGAGGCAACCAGTGGGCTGGGCACTGTAGGGCCAATCCCGGCGCGGGTGATCTACATCCACCCGGCGGGGCGGTACTACACGGTGGAGTTCCGCAGTCCCATTACCGGCTACAACTGGCGGGAGGCCTTCTGGCCTGAGCTGGCGCCGCATTTCAAGGCCGTAAGCACTGCGGTCTGACGCAAACAAGGGGGAAAGGTGAATATGAAAACAATCGCGGTATTAAATTTTAAGGGCGGGGTCGGCAAAACCGTTACCACCGCCACGCTGGCGTATCTGCTGGCGAAGCAGGGCAAGCGGATCCTGCTGATCGACGGGGACAGTCAGGGCAATCTGAGCATGTCCTTCGGGATCGACGCGGAGGAGGGCGCGGACACGCTGGCCCTTTTGACCGAGGGCGCCGGGTACTATCCGGAGTTTGTGACGCCCACCATTTTCGACGGGATCGACCTGATTCCATCCGACATCAACCTGCTGGTGGCAGACCGGCACATGGCCCAGAGCGGCGTGGGCCGAATGCAGCGGGCCATCGCGGATCTGCGGGACGCCATCGAGGAGGACGCGGACCAGGACAACGCCTACGATCTCATCCTGATCGACTGCCCTCCGGCCCTGTCGGCGGCCTGCACGGCGGCGCTGGCCGCTGCGGATGAGGTCATCATCCCCATCCGGCTGGACTACTACTCCACCGGCGGCATGGCCAATCTGGCGGAGCAGCTCCAGCACATGCGGGCCATCAACCCCCGGCTGTCGGTGCTGGGCGTGCTGGTGACGCAGTTTACGCACATGGCGGACGAGCAGGAGGCCCTTGCGGCCATCCGGGGCGGGGCGCTTCCGGTGTTTGAGACGGTGATCCGGTTCTCTAAGGCCGTCCCCAGTGCGACCTTCCAGAAGGTCCCGCTGCCGGTGGCCCGTCCCTACTGCGCGGCCAGCAAGGACTACGCCGAGCTGGTAAAAGAAATCTCCGGGAGGTGCTGAGGATGGAAAAGCGGAAATTTAACGTGATGGACGTGCTGGGTGAGCAGCTGGCCGGCGTGGCGGACACCATGATGGAGATCCCGGTTGACGATATCCGGGACAACCCCCGGAACTTCTACCCAACGCCTGACCCTCAAACGCTGCGGGCCTTGGCGGACTCCATCCGGGCCAACGGCCTTTTGGAGCCGCCTACGGTGGTCCCTGCCGGTGACGGCACCTATCGCCTGATCTCCGGTCACAGCCGTCTGGCCGCGATCCGGAGCATGTGGGAGGACGGCACCGAGGAGGACTGGACGCGTTTCTCCAAGGTCCTGTGCCGGGTGCTGCCCCCTATGTCGGAGGGGCAGGAGCAGGCGGCAGTGATCGAGGCCAACCGGCAGCGGGTGAAGTCCAACGCCCTGCTGGCGGATGAGGCGGAAAAACTGACGGCGGCTTACATCAAGCGCCGGGAGGCCGGTGAACAGCTTCCGGGGCGCATCCGGGACTATGTGGCGGAGGCCCTGCAAGTCAAAGCCACCAAGGTCGCCAACCTGTCGGCCATCAAAAACGGACTCAAGGTGCCGGGGATCGTGGAACGCTGGAAGCACAATGAAATCCCGGAGGCGGCGGCCCTGCTGATCGCCCGGATGGACCTTGATGAGCAGTACCGGCTGCTGGACTGGATGATTGACAAGCACCGGAGCTACACCATCAACGAGGTACGCAAGTTTGACATCTGCTACCGAAATGCCTACAAGTGCGACAAAACCGGGAAACCTTGCGAAAACATAGAGCGAATTTATGACCATGACCTGCACCACGGTGAGTGGAGCGGGGCCGGATGCTGCATGATGTGTCTGAAAAAAGACATTTGCCCGGCGGCCTGCAAGTATGTGGAGAAAAAGCCGGTGGAGGAGCCGGAGACCCCGGCTGTGAATCCGGCGGCGAAGGACCCAAGGCTGGACTACAAGGTGATGGTTCCCACCTTCTGCCAGCGGGTGCGGGCGCTGCGGGAGCAGACCGGCATGACCCGGAAGGAATTTGCCCAGAGCATTGACGAGTTCCCGGGGACATACAGCGCGTGCGAGAACAACTCCATGTGCGGATCCGAGAAGATCGCCAAGCTGGCGCTGTGCTTCGGCGTCAGCACGGACTACCTCTACGGCCTGACGGATGAGTTGACACCGCCGACGCTGCCGGAGGGCCAGCTGATGATCGCCGGATGGATGCCCGGCAGCACCAACCCGGCGGAGCCGGGCGAGTTTGCGGCCTATGTGGACCTGGGCGACGGGAAACTGCTGAAACGGTTTTTTGACTGGGATGGCCAACACTGGATGATGCCGGGCGGCATCGAGGCACAAGCCCCCGTGGCCTGGTGGATGCGGCTGCCGCCTGTCCCAGCGGCAGGGAAAGGAGCGGACACATGAGATACACAGGGCGCGGGAAGCGCCGCAGCCGGGTCCTCCCGGTGCTGACTCTGGCGGTCGCCGTGGCTGCCGTGATCCTGCTGACGGTGGTGGCCAAGGGCGTGACCTTATGACCGCGCCGCCGTGTCTGGCCTGCCCGGATCGCCGGATCGGATGTCACGATCCGGCGGTCTGCCCCCGGTGGGCGGCCTATGATGAGATCCATAGGGCAGAGCTGGCGGCCATGCCGTCCCGTAAGGAGTGGGTGGACATGGTGGAATATAACCATGATCGGCGGCGACGCTACATGCCGGGCCGCTGGAAAAAGGGAGATAAGTAATGCTGAATCATATCGTACTGATGGGCCGTCTGACCCGTGATCCAGAGCTGCGGCATACCGGCAGCGGGCTGGCCGTGACGTCCTTCTCTCTGGCGGTTGACCGGGACTACAAGGGCCAGTCCGGCGAGAAGGAAACGGACTTCGTGGACATCGTGGCGTGGCGCTCCACGGCGGACTTCGTGAGCAAGTTTTTCACCAAGGGCCGCATGGCCGTGGTGGAGGGCCGGTTGCAGCTCCGGGACTGGAAGGACAAGGACGGAAACAACCGGCGCTCCGCCGAAGTGGTGGCGGAGCATGTGTATTTCGGAGACAGCAAGCGGTCCGAATCGGACACGCCGCCTGCGTCCGGGGACTTCCGGGAGATCCCGGAGGATGAGGAAGGAGAGCTGCCGTTTTGAGAGATCAAGAACTCGTAAGTGCCTTGAGATGTGTTTCAACAGCAGGCGGGCCAATAGGCGACTGCAAGAAATGTCCGTTTTGCAAAACGGAGCCGGTCCCGAAAAATCTGGCGGAAACAGTCAGTTTGACAGAGTGGTCCTCCTGCGATGTTGACGCCGTGGGGCTTGCCGCAGCAGACCGGATCGCCAACCAGAGCACCCACATCGCGGCGCTCCAGCAGGAAATTGAGAAGCTGCGGAGGCAGGTGCCCCGGTGGATTCCGGTGGAGGAGCACCTGCCGGATGTGTGGAGAAACGATGAGACTGCGGAGCTTGTGAACTACATGATTTACAGCCCTGATTTTGGCGTGGACATCGGCAATTATCACGCAAAGGCGAAAAAGTGGCTTTGCATGGCTCTGCCTTGCACCGTCACTTACTGGGCGCCGCTGCCGGAACCGCCGAAGGAGGAAAGGTAAATGAAAAGACTGACAACTAATTGCCCAGACAACAACCTTGATGCCGCCATGAATCTGTTTTACATCAAAGACTCCGAAACGTGGGTGCGGGGCGGAGGTGATGGCCCGGATTACCCAGACATCCGGCTCTACGATTTTATCCGCAAAGCCGCAAAGATTTTACTGCCGGACTTGGACTTTCCAATGGATGATGATAGCGTAGACTATGCGATGGGTGAGCTTTTGTTGGACGGTCCTGATGAGCCAACAGGATTGCTTGCCCTGCTCTATACAGCAGCATGGTCATACGCAGAACTGCGTGGCAGGCTCATGCAATATGAGGACACGGGCCTGGAACCTGCGATGTGCGCCAATTACAAGACGTTTGAGGATGAGGCCATCAGTAAGGGCGTGACATTTAAGCGCATTGTTGCGCTGATGGAGGCCGACAGAGCCGGTCGGCTGGTGGTGCTGCCGTGCAAGGCGGGGGACACGTTATTCAGAGTGTTCGCCGGAGAAATCTTAGAGTACAAAGTCAGAAACATGAGATACCTCGCAATACAGGGACGGTGGGACATTGATACAACCCCGTTCTGCTCATACGTGGAAAGTTCCATAGGGAAAACGATTTTCTTAACCCACGAGCAGGCGGAGCGTGCATTGGAGGCGAAAAGCAATGCTTGAAATCTGTCCCATGACACTGCGAGAAGCCAATGCCTACGTTGAGCAGTACCACCGGCACCACGGGCCTGTGGTGGGGCATAAGTTTTCCATTGGGCTGTCCGATGGAGAGAAAATCGTAGGGGTTGCCATTGTGGGGCGCCCAGTGTCCCGGCATCTGGACGATGGCTGGACGTTGGAGGTCAACCGGCTTTGCACAGACGGAACTCGAAATGCCTGCTCTATGCTGTATGCGGCGGCGTGGAGGGCGGCACGGGCTATGGGCTATAAACGGCTTGTGACCTATATTCTGGACACAGAAAACGGGGCCAGCCTACGGGCTGCCGGGTGGAAGTGCATCGGGCAAGCTGGCGGTCTCCGATGGACAGGCAAGCGCAGACCGGAGGTGGACCTGTGCCCCGCACAAATGAAGATCAGGTTTGAAAGGACGGAGGGAATGTGATGAAAAAGTGCACCGGTGAAAACTGCCCCATGCAGGTGGGCTATGACGTTGAAAAATGCGCCGCAATCGAAGCGTGCCCGTATCGCACGTGGCCCGTTACCATTGCCGATCGGATCCGGAACATGACAGACAAAGAGCTGGCCGGGGTGCTGTGCGATTTCCGGATGGATATCATCGTGAAAAACCTCTCTGGTGTTTCGACGATGCCAGAAGATTGGCATGAAATTAAAAAATGGCTTGAATCTCCGTGGGAGGGCAAGCCGTGAGCAAGGCTCAGAATGGAGGCGATGAAGGATGAGTAAGGCTGTTATGCTGAGCATCCGCCCCAAGTGGTGTAAGAAGATCGTCAACGGCGAAAAGACGATTGAGGTGCGGAAGACACGCCCAAATATCGCAACGCCGTTTAAGTGCTATATCTATTGCACTATGGATCACCCTTACATTTCTGTGTCCTGCATGGAACTGGACAAGCTCAATTATCGCACAAATACCGTTGGTCGGTGTAATGGCAAGGTCATTGGGGAGTTTACCTGTGAAAGAATCGCCCTTATTGCATACGATGGCGGCGAGTTAAGTAGTACAACAAATGCCGCCTTTTCCCCCGCGACGTGCTTAACTCAGGCAGAAATTATAGCTTATATCGGCGATAAGGGGCGTTGTTACGGCTGGCATATCTCCGACCTGCTGATCTATGACCAGCCGAAGGGGTTGGACGAGTTTACTCGTCTGCGTGAAACGAAATTTGGCTCGGAGCCGGTGACAATTAAGCGCCCGCCCCAGAGCTGGTGCTATGTGGAGGCGATGAAATAGTGGATTGCTTTAATCATTTATGCCCGTTTCGGGAAAATACGACAAGCAGCCTCAATAGATGCGAGTGTGTAGCATGTCCCAATAGATGCCCAAAGGATATGACATACAGCACGAGCAATCAAACGACGCAAACAGAATGGAACAGGAGGGTTGACAATGGCTGAATACATCAAGCGAAAAACTGTGATTGATCTAATCACACGTCGGTACGAAAATCCAGAAATCTGCACGAAGGAGATCAACAGTATTCCCGCCGCCGACGTGGCCCCGGTGGTGCATGGAGCGTGGCAAGTAACAGACAGATTTAAGGCCTGCAGCGTATGCGGATATGCTTTTGCTCGATTATTGCCAGACAAATACTGCCCCCACTGCGGGGCCAAGATGGACGGAGGTGCTGACCATGCGGATGATTGATGCGGATAAACTGGTTGATATGCTATATGACAATGAGTTTGCTGTACTTTGCCCGTTGGATGAAGTAAGCTGAGTAGTTGACGCTTGCCCTACTGTGGATGCCGTGGTCGTGACGCGGTGCAATGATTGTCGGGCATACAACAAACCGAAAACGGGATGGTGTGAAGTCCATCTTGACCGTGAACATCCGGACGATTTTTGCAGCTACGGCAAGAGAAAGGACGGCGGGGATGGCTAAACAATCCGCTTACTTACAGCGGCGGGAGGCGGAGCTGGACGCCACCTTCAACGCCGGGGCGGCGATGGCGATGCAGTTTGCCATGGACACGCTCCAGATGGCCCTCCACCAGACGGAGGGCTGGGGCTATGACCGGATCATGCGGATCACCCATAACTGGGTGGCCGTTCAGCGGGAATACAAACCGGCGCTGGACTGCCGAAACCCGGAGGCGGACGTCCGACAGGAGCACATGGATCGGGTGCTGGCGGAGATTATCAACGGGAAGGCGGAGCTGATCCGTTTCCCGGACAGATACCCGGATCTGAAAAAGATCAAATACGGGAGGTAAGGCATGGAAACTGAAAAAATGAGTTATGAACCAATAGAAATTGACCGCGTACCGTATATGGGCTTGGCAGATTGCAAGGACTGCCCGGAAAAACGCTCAACGGTCATTGAGCATCGGTTGTATGGTAATTCTGGCTGTGTGGCAGTTGATACGCATGTGGAATGCGCAAAACTGGATCTTTGCCTCAAACTCAAGCAGCGTTTGATGGAAAGCCTTCGGGATGGGATCATCTGCGGGGAGGGCGACAGTAAGCCGCTGGGCCTGAGCCGTGCGGAGCCTCCTGCCGATGACTGATCCGTTTGTGTGCGTCAGGCAGCGGGCGGGGCCGTTGGTCAAGGCGCTGGTAACGGACAACTACGGATATCTCCGTCGCTACGGGCCAGGGGCGGTGCGGGGCCGGTGCGGGCCGGCCCTCAGCCGCACCACCGTTGACAAGCTAGAACTCCGGCTGGCGCTGTTTGGCTATGACGGTATTTTTTACACGCTGACCTTTGACGATGACCACCTCCCGCCGGATCGGGCCGGGGTGGATCGGATCTGGGACGCATTTGCAAAGCGTCTCAGGCGGTGGCAGCGCGGACCGGTGGACTACTACGTTTACCGGGTGGAGGGTCTTCACGGTGACCACCGGCTCCACATCCACGTGTTTCTCCGGGATCGGGACTTCCCGCCGGCCGTGGTACAGTACCTCTGGCGGACGTGGGGCAATGCCTACGATGTGCGCTGGGACCGGACGCGGGTGCTGTCAGAGGGCGGCTACCGTGGGCTGGCGATCTATTTTACCAAGGAGATTCCGGAGGTGGGGCGCCACCCGTGGGGCTGCTCACGGGCGCTGAGTAAGTACCTTCCGCCTCCGGAGGTGACCACCTGCAAGAGCGGCATGGTGCGGCTGCCCAAGGGCGCCACGCCGCTGTCCATGCAGGGCCGGGACCGGCCTCAGCTGGGCGGGTGGGGGCTCTATGGGTATAGCCGGTATCTGCTCCCGGAAAAATAGCGTTTTTATTTTAATAACAAAGTTTAGTATATCTATCTATAGATAGCGTATCCTCTTGAAACCTACGGAATATCTACGGACAACCGCAAGAAAGTGAGGGAAAAGCCTTGATTCCAGCCAGAAACGGTGATAAAATAAGCACAAAGGACGGATGGTTGACTTGCCCGATCTGCAAGCGCAACCACCGACTGCTGAGGATCACAGACGCCACCAGGGCGAGAGGCCTGCCGGTCTACTGCCGGACGTGCCACAGCGAGGTGATCCTGGATATCGACGAAGGCCAGAGCGTCAAGCGCCAGAGCCAATGACTCCCCGGAGGGGGCGTTATTGGGTCCGGCGCTTTTGTTTTTACCCGGAGGTGATAGCCCGTGGCACAGAAGCCGCTGAGACCGTGTTTATACCCGGGCTGCTATCGGCTGGTGCCCGGCGGGTACTGCGCAGAGCACCAGCCGAAGCCCAAGGAGCGGAGACAGGAGGCGCAGGCCTGGCGCTGGATGTACCAGACACAGGACTGGAAGACGCTGCGCAGTGAGCAGCTCCTTCGGGAGCCGTGGTGCCGTGAGTGTGCTCAGCATGGCATCCGGACGAGGGCCACGGACGTGGACCACATCCGGGACCACAAGGGCGACTGGGCTGTGTTCACGGATCCCGGCAACCTCCAGAGCCTTTGTCATCGCTGCCACAGCCGCAAGACTGCGACGGAAATGAGCAAAAACAGATCACTTCGGCGGCGCTGATTGCGGCGGAAATCGGCGAACGCTTGGGCGCACGGAAGCCCAGGCCCGCGCCTGCGGGGTTCCTTGCACCCTCCCCCCCGGCCTGTTGAAGTTTTCACCGCTGCCGGAAATACCGCGGGCCCCCCTCCGTGCGGGATTTTTTCCCCACGGGAGATCTCGGCGAAGATTCGGCGGCAGTCCGGCGGCAATCCGGCGGCGAGAAAACGGGGCGGATCGGCGAGGCAAAGGCGCTGCGGGAGCGCAGCGCGAAGGCACAAAACGCTGCGAAAGCGCAGCGGGAATTGAATCACATGGCATAGACCAAAAGCCTGAAAGGCAAGAGTCAGCACGCACCGGAGACCGGTGCGCGTCGGCCCTTGCCTTTTTTGTTTTCCGGCTTGTGACCCGGCCCCTGTGCCGGTATTCATCCTTTCTTCCCTTCCCTTCCGGTCTCCGTGCCCTACCACGGAGGCCGGGTCATGAGCCGGAGCTGCCGCCCTGCCTGCGCCGAAGGCCTGCGCTGGATGCGCGGGGTATTGACGTAGACGCGGTGGGGCGGCACGGTCCGAATCGGACACATTTCCCCGACGCACACGGCGGCGTTCGCGCCGCAGCGGGTTTGATATCCTCCTGCGGCGGCCCTGGCTGCCATGCGAGGGTCGCCGTGTGCGCCGGGTATCACAACAGGAGGATCAGCATGGCAAAGAAAAAGACACCCGGCGGTACTGCCGGAAAGGGCGGCGTCAACCCGGCGCCGACGAGAGACGATCAGACGGTGCGGATTGCAGCGGAGCAGCTCACCATGGTCCCCATTGACGATCTCATCCCCTACGCGAACAACGCCAAGAAGCACGGCGTTAAGCAGATCAACCAGCTCCGGGCCAGTCTGCGGGAGTTCGGCTTCGTGACGCCGGTGCTCATCGATTTTGACAACAACATCATTGCCGGCCACGGTCGGGTGGAGGCCGCCAGAGCGGAGGGCATGAACGAGGTGCCCTGTGTGGTGGTGACCAACCTGTCGGAGGCCCAGCGCAAGGCCTACATCCTGGCAGACAACCGTCTGAGCGAGACGGCAGTATGGGACACGGAACTACTGAAAATCGAGCTGGAAGGCCTGGAGGCTTTGAACTTCGACACCGGGATCGCCGGCTTTGATGCGGAGAGCTTCGCAGAGATCGAAGCAAGCCCCTCCGGCCATACGGCTGCTGAAGATGCAGCGGAGCCGGAAGGTAAGCACTTCTGGGGCGACGAGGAGGTCGAAAGCTCCGAGGAATACGAGGCGTTTACCGATAAGTTTAAGGCCAAGAAAACAACGGATGATTGTTTTACTCCTGAGATCGTTTATGACGCCGTCAAGGATTGGGCTATATCGCATTATAAACTGGGTGATGCTCAGATCCTCCGCCCGTTTTACCCAGGCGGTGATTATGAGCACGAGGACTACCCGGAAAGCTGCGTGGTGATCGACAATCCGCCATTTTCCATTCTTTCGCAAATTTGCAGATTCTTCGATGAGCATAGCATCCGCTACTTCTTGTTTGCTCCAGCACTGACGCTGTTTTCCACAAATGCGGGAAAATCAAACTATGTGCCTGTTTCGGCCTCGGTTACATACGAAAACGGTGCCCGCGTTAATACTTCCTTTGTCACAAATTTGGGGGGTGGCGTGTGGAGATTTCCGGGGAGTTGTTCTCTTTGATAGACGAGGCTGATAAACGTAACTGGGGTAAATCCCAGATTGAGCTTCCGGGGTACATTTATCCGCGCAACGTTTTATGCGTTCAGGATTTTGATCTTGCGAAGCATGGCCAGTCATTGTGTTTTTCCGATGAGGATCTTCAATTTACACGAGCTCTGGATGCCCAAAAGGAAAAAGGCAAGGCCATTTTTGGCGGCGGCTTCTTGTTGTCAGAGGCGGCGGCTGCTAAGAAATCCAAAGCAGAAGAAGCCGCGTTGGAAGTCATGAGCGCGCGTTTTGCTGCCATTTCTGAATCTCAGCAAAACTCCCGCATGTCAGCGGATGGAAAAATCATTTGGCCATTATCTGACCGCGAAAAGGCGCTTGTAAAAAGCCTTGGAAAGCGAGGCGGCGCTGAATGACCGTGCAGGAGGCTGAGCGGATCATTGCGCGGACCAGCAGCCCGTACCTGAAACGGGACATGCAGCGGTTTATCAGAAACCAGCGGAGAAAGGAGGGCCGGAATGGCCGGGAAAAGACAACCGACAGATGTGGTGATCGCCAACGGGCGAAAGCACCTGAGCCGCGCCGAGGAAGCGGAGCGGCGGGCCGGTGAGGTGAAGGTCTCCCCTGCCAAGACGGCCAAGCCGCCCAAGTGGCTGCCGGAGACGCTGAAAAAGGACTTCCGGGCCATCGGCAAGCGGCTGATCGCCTCCGGGCTTTACACGGAGCTGGACGCCGACACCCTGGGCCGCTATCTGGTGGCCCAGCACCAGTGGCTCATTGCCACCGGCGAGGCAGAGAAGGCGCTGGCCCAGCGAGACCAGGAAGGCGCTGACGGCTGGGGCAAGATCCAGGAGCGATACTTCAAGCAGGCCCGGAACTGCGCCAACGATATGGGCCTGACCGTCACCAGCCGCTGCCGCCTGGTGGTGCCGGATACCGGCAAGCAGGCAACGGAGGACAGCAACCCCATGCTGGAGCTGATCCGGGGAGGCATGGATCGGTATGCCTGAGATGCTGACGCTATACCCCGGCATCGAGGTACCGACGCCGGATGACGGCGCGGAGCTGCGATACAACCAGGTCGAAGTGAACCGTGTGGAGAAATTCTTTTCCATGCTGGTGTTTGGCCAGAACCAGTGGGCCGGTCAGCCCTTCCACCTTCTGGAGTGGGAGCGGCGGGCCATCCGGGAGTTCTTCGGCATCCAGATCCGCAACGATCGCGGCCAGTGGGTGCGATACCGCCGGTTTCTGTATGACGAGATCGCCAAGAAAAATGGCAAGAGCGAGTTTGCGGCAGGGCTGGGGCTGAATCTGCTGGTGAATGACGGCGAAAGCCGCCCGCAGGTGGGCATCTTCGCGGCCGATAAAACCAACGCGGATATCATCTACCAGTGCGCCAAGTACATGGTAGAGCACACGGCACTGGGCCAACCGGCACACCGGCCGCTGGCATGGTGCCGGGACAGCGTCCGAGAGATCCGCACCCGCTTCGGCGGCATGATGAAGGTCTACAGCAGCGACGCCGACACCAAGCACGGTTTCAGCTTTTCGGCCATCATCATCGACGAACTGCACGCCCAGCCAAACCGGCGGCTGTGGGACGTCCTGACGGTTGGTTCCAACGCGGCCCGGCTCCAGCAGGCGGTGATTGTGCTGACCACGGCCGGAGATGATCCGGATCGTAAGTCCATCGGCTGGGAGATCCATGAGAAGTGCCGCAGGCTGCTGGCATGGCGGCGGGGTGAGCCGGAGCGTCCCATGGATGAGGACGATCCGCAGTGGCTCCCGATCATGTACGGCATTTCCACCCTGACGCAGGACGATCCGGACAGGATCGCGGAGCTGGACATCTATGACGAGGCGCTGTGGAAAACCTGCAACCCCAGCTATGGCGTGACAATCCAGCCCCGACAGTTCCGGGATGACGCCCGGGCGGCTAAGGCCAGCGAGGCAGCGGAGCGAAATTTTCGGTGGCTGCGGCTGAACCAGTGGATCAGCACCAAGGACGTGGGCTGGTTGCCCCTGACACTTTACGATAAGACCCAGATCGGCCCCTCCGCCAAGGCGGAGCGGGAGGCGTGGGTGGAGGAGCATCTGACTGGCAAGACCTGCTACGGCGGGCTGGATATGTCCCTGCGGACGGATCTCAGCGCTCTGGTGCTGGTGTTCCCGCCCCAACCGGGACTGGATCAAGGCGTGGCCCTGTTCCGGGCGTGGCGGCCCCTTGAGGGCGTGACGGAGGCGGAGCAGCGGGACCATGTCCCATACCGGGACTGGGAGCGGGCCGGGTTTCTCACCCTTTGCCAGGGTGACATGATCGACAACCGGGACGTGATCGCGGCCATTCTGGACGCCAAGGAGCGGTATGACCTGCGGGCGCTGGGCATCGACCAGTACCTGACGGCCACCATGACGCCGCTGCTCCAGGACGAGGGCGTGGAGATCATCGCCATCCCCCAGACCATGGCGGGCATGAGTCCGGCGATGAAGGAGCTGGAGGGGCTGATCCGGGAGCACAAGATGCTCCATGTCCACAACACCTGCGCCCGGTGGTGCTTCGGCAACGTGCGGTGCGCGGTTGACGGCAATGAGAACCAAAAACCGATGAAAAACCGAAGTATCGGGCGTATCGATATCACGGTGGCGTGGATCATCTCCGTGGCAGCGTGGATCGTTAAAAGAAATCAGAAGCCGGATCTGGCGGCGGCTATGAGCCGCCCCGGTTTTAGCTTATAACACGGTCCGATTCGGACCGGAAAGGAGACCGCATGAAAAAAGTAAAGAGCGCTCTGGCCCGGTTCGGCCCGGACGTGCTGCTGGTCTGCGGCGTGGGCACCGTGGCCGTGGGCTTCGGGATGATCTGGCTGCCGCTGGGCGTGATCGTGGCCGGCGGGGCGCTGATCGCCTTCTCCCTGCTGAGCGGTCCGGGAGGTGATGAGCAGTGAGCATGACCAACAGGCTGCGGATGGCCGTCAGCCGACCGCAGCAGGTACGGAATGACGTGACCGTCAAGACGCTGGCGGCATCCGGCGGGCTGGCCGTGGGTGAGCTGACCGAGACCACCGCCCGGAAGCTGAGCGCGGTGGACGGGTGCATGGAGATCCTGAGCAACTCCATCAGTAAGCTGCCCAACTTCGTGATGGACGGCAAGACCCGAGAGCACGTGGACCATTACCTTCTGCGGCTGCTGAATGTCCGGCCCAACGAGGCCATGACGCCCAGCATCCGGCGGAAGGTGCTGGAGAACAGCCGGAACGAGGGCGGCAACGGCTATGACTGGATCATCCGAGACCCCCGGACGGGGATCATCCAGGAGCTGATCCCGGTGCCCTGGTGGCTGGTTCAGCCCTGGCGGGATAAGGCCGGGCGGGTGTGGTATACCGTGACCCATCCTGTGACCGGCACGCCCATGGTGCTGCCCAACGAGGATATCTGCCACTACAAGGCCACCACACGGGACGGCCTGACGGGCATCTCGCCCCTGCGGCGGGCCAGAGAGGTGCTGGCAGCGGCACAGGCGGCGCAGGCGTATGATCTGGCGTTTTACGCCAACGGCGGCCAGCCCAGCGGCGTGCTGGAGACCGACAGCGATCTGGGCGGCTGGGCAGAGGACGTGAACGGCAAGCACATCCAGAACGCGGACGGCAGCTATCAGACCCGAAAGGACCTGCTGCGGCATGAGTGGGAGAAGGTCCACGCCGGACCCAACAACAGCCATCGGGTGGCCATCCTGGATCTGGGGCTGAAATACACCCCCATTGCCGCCACCAACAAAGACGCCCAGTTTGTGGAAAACAAAGAGGTCACCATCCGGGACATCGCCCGGTATTTTGGGGTCCCCCTCTACAAGCTGCAGGAAGGCAAGCAGGCCTATGGCAGCAACGAGCAGAACGCCATTGAGTACGTGGTGAGCACCCTCCATCCTATTGTGAACCAGTACGCGGAGGAGCAGACGTGGAAGCTGCTGACAAACACGGAGCTGCGGTATGGCTTGGAGATCCGGATCAACATGATGGCAGAGCTCAAGGGCGACACGGCCAGCCGTGGCGCCTGGTACACCAACCAGAGAAACAACGGCGTGTTTTCCGTCAACGATATCCGGGCACTGGAGGACCTGCCGGATGTGGAGGGCGGCGATGAGCGCCGGGAGAGCCTGAACTATGTCCCCTTGAAGGACTGGGCACGGCTCAGTGAACAGAGAAACGGAGGGAACGCAAATGCGGGTAACACTTAACGGCATCGTCGCAGCCGATGACGATGTGGAGATCTACCAGTGGTTTGGTTTTGCGGCTTTTTCGCCCAAGGCGGTGCGGGACGCGGTAGCGTCCACCCCGGAGGGCGAGGAGCTGGTGCTGGAAATCAACAGCGGCGGCGGCAGCGTATTCGCCGGGTCTGAGATCTACAGCGTTTTGAGATCTTCCGGCATCCACACGGTGGCAGAGGTCCAGAGCTTGGCTGCCAGTGCGGCCAGCTACATGTGCCTTGGTTGCGACGAGGTGCAGATCTCCCCGGTGGCACAGATGATGATTCATCTGCCGTCCACCTGCACAGAGGGCAACCGGACGGATCACATGCAGAGCATCCAGATGCTGGACAGCACCCGGGAGGCCATCCTCAACGCCTACGAGCTCAAGGCCGGCGGCAAGGCTGACCGGGCGGAGTTCCGGCGGATGATGAACGCCGAGACGTGGCTGACGCCTCAGGAGGCCGTGGACTGCGGTCTGGCAGACGGTATCATCGGCGAAACGGCCAGTATTGCCCCGCAGAACGTGATGAACGCCATCGGCAGCGGCATCCGGGCACTGGGATGCGTCGGGATGCCGGACATCACGGAGCTGCGGGCCAGATACATGGCGGAGCAGCACCCCACGCCGGAGACGGACCCGGCACCCACAGCATCAACGGGCGGTGAGCCCGATGCAGATACCGGAGACTGGCAGGCACAGGCCCGCCTGGATCTGGAAAAAATCAGATTTTAAACGGAGGTAGCAAAACATGAACAATCTCAGACGCGATCTGGTGGATCTGACCACCCAGCGCACCGCCCGTCTGGAAGCCGCGCAGGCGGCTCTGGATGCGGGCAACCAGGCGGACTACGATTCCGCCATGGCGGATGTCCGTGATTTCAACGGCCGCATCCAGAACATTCAGGATCTCATCACCGAGCAGGACCGCCAGATCATGGCCGCTCCCGCTCCCGCCGGTGCAGAGGCCCGCGACATGGCCGAGGAGCGCGGCCATGCCCTCATGGCCGGCAAGGCCGTGACCTTCACCGCCGACGAGACCCGCCGGGCCGTGATGAACTCCATCACCCTGGCCACCGGTACTGTGGTGGAGCCCACCGGCGCCGGCAGCAACATCCGGGACCCTCTGGGCAACGTGGTCTCCTCCATCGTGGATCAGGTGTACGTGCAGAACCTGACCGGCATGGGCAGCTTCCTGGAGCCCTATGTGATCTCTGAGATCGATGCCAAGGGCGGCAAGGTTACCACCAACGCCGGCAAGGCCCGCACCACCAGCACCGACCCCAACTTCGGCGTGGCCAAGATCAGCCCCTACGAGCTGAACGTGACTCAGTTCGTGGATCGCAACATCTCCCGGCTGAGCCCTGCCGACTACTACGACAAAATCTACAACATGGCCATGCGGGCCATGCGCCGGAAACTGGCCGGCCTGATCGTCAACGGCGACGGCCAGGCTTCCCCCGACATGTTCGGCATCAAGAACGCCAAGAACGTGGCGGGCGCTGCCATTGCCGCCAATGTGGACATCTCCGCCATCGATGAGAACCTGCTGGACACCCTGTTCTTCAAGTACGGCAGCGACGAGGCCATCGGCCAGAACGCCCGCCTGTTGCTGAACAAGTCGGATCTGGCGGCCATCGGCAAGCTGCGCAACAGCGACAAGCAGCGGGTGTTCAAGGTCAACCCCGCCACGGGCAACCCCAACATCGGCACCATCGAGGACGGCGGCAACATCGTGCCCTACACCATCGTCAGCGACCTGACCGCCCTGTCTGCCTCCACCGCTGGCAGCGCTGCCATCCAGACCATGCTGTACGGCGATCCCGCCAACTACGAGCTGGGCCTGTTCGGCGACTACACCGTGCGGGTGGATGACAGCGTGAAGGCTGTGGAGCGCATGGTCACCATCCTGGGCGACGCCATGGTGGGCGGCAACCTGATCGTGGACAAGGGCTTCGTTATCGCGAACCTGCCCAAGTCCGGCGGCTGATCGGAGGGGTGACGGATGGCGGCGTTTAGTGACCGGCAGGCCAGCATCCTGAGCTACTGCCGGATCGACGATCCCACGCCGGAGGACCTGGCCCTGCTGGAGGGTTTCCATGCGGACGCCGTCAGCTACATGCGCAACGCGGGCGTGGCGGAGCCGGAGGCCGGTTCCGCCCGTCTGCCCCAATACAATACCTGCATTCTGGCGCTGGTGCTGGACGCCTGGGACAGCCGGGGCACTCAGACCGCCGACAAGGCGTTTGCAGACAACCCGGCTTTCCGGCGGCGGCTGAACCAGCTGAAGCTGACGGAGCCGGTGCGGTCCGAATCGGACACGGAGGGCTGATATGGACGTGAATGCTGGAAAGCTGAATAAGCGGGTGGAAATCGTGCGGATCTCCACCGCGCCGAATGCGGACGGCTACGCAGCCCCCACGGAGACGGTGATCCGGCGCCCCTGGGCGCAGTTCTCCCGGGTCAGCGGCTCCGAGGCGCTGCGGCAGGGCGCGGACATGGGCGACGTCAAGGTCCGGTTCCTGATCCGCTCCGGACATACGGCCATCAGCCGGAAGGACCGGGTGCGGTACAATGGCGCGGACTACGAGATCGAGTACGTCAATGACTACGGTGACAGCGGCGAGTATACGGAGCTAATCGCCAAGCTGCTGACGGTGGGAGGCTGAGTATGAGCATCAACGAGACCATCATCAAGGCGGTGACGCCCATCGTGCCGGTATGCGTTCCGGATGTGTACCGGCCCGACGCTGGGGAGACTCCGGCGGAGATCTACTGCGTGTTCAATTATACGGAATCTCCGGATGTGTTCGGTGACGATGAGCCTCAGGCCATTCGGTACCTGATCCAGCTGCACCTGTATCTGCCGCTGGGGCAGACGCCGATCCGCCTGAAACGGCAGCTCCGGCGGGCCATGCTGGACGCCGGTCTTGCGGTTGGGGATTATACCAACGCCAGCGATCTGGAGGGCCAGCACTACGTCCTGGAGTGTCAGGCACTGGATCTGGAGGTGGGCTGATGGGCTTCACGGTCAGAGGGCTTGACGAGTTCTCCCTATCCCTTCAGGAGCTGGCAGAGCTGCCGAACGCGGTGCAGGATGACATGCTGGAGGCCGGAGCCGCAGTTGTGGCCAAAGCCCAGCGAGACAAGGTGATGGCCTACGGAATCTATGACCGGGAGAGCACCCAGCATGTGGCGGATTCCATCAAGCCGGGCAAGGTGAAACTGAAAAAGGGCGAAAGGGTCATTTATGTCAGCCCCACGGGCAAGCGGAAGCGGGGCAACACAGAGACCCGCAACGCGGAGATCTTATTTGTCAACGAGTTCGGCAAGAAGGGCCAAAGCGCCCGGCCTGCCGTGCATGACGCCAACGAGGCCAGTGCGGAAGCCACCACGCGGGCAGAGTTCGAGGTTTATGACAGGTGGCTGAAATCCAAAAAACTGTAAGGAGGAAACCATGGGCAACAAAGCAGTTAAAACACCTCTTGGTATGGTGTCCAGTTACTTCTTCCCCTTTGCCAGTGAGCCGGTTGGCACCCATCCGGTCTACGGCGAGAAGGTGGACATGGGCGCAGCCGTCAAGGGCTATTTGAGCCTGACCACGGCCTCCGGCGACATCACCGGCGATGACGCCATGCTGCTGTATTTCGAGCAGTTCGTCTCCGGTCAGGTGGACGTGGAGACCACGCTGAGCGATCTGGAGGTCAACGCCAAGATCTACGGCCACAGCTACAAGGCGGGCCGCGAGACCGCCAAGGGCGAGGACAGCGCCCCCAACGGCGCCTACGCTTTTATTGAGCCGATTTTGAAGAAAGACAAGACCCTGGTATACCGGGCCTCGTTCTTCTACAAGACCACGGCCATGCTGAGCGCGGAGAAGCAGGAGGCGGACACCCGCAAGAGCGACTTCAATCCCAAAATGAACGCGGTAAGCCTGCGGGTGATGAAGGACAACGCGGACGCATGGCGTGAGCGGCAGGAGTTCCCCACCCAGTCCGAGGCGGAGGCATTCATCGACTCTCTGGCGGGCGGCACGGCGGCCTACGGCGTGACCATCACCCATATCGGCACCGGAACCAGCGATCCCGGTGAGGGCACTACCTATGTGACCGCCGGGCAGAGCCTGGCCATCGACTTCGGCACCAAGGACCCCACGGCGCTGTATGACAACGCCGTCAACGTGACCAGCAATCTGGCCGCGCACAAGTACACCGTAAGCTCCATCGCGGCGGCACACGAGATCGTGGCCGTCTGGAGCACCTGATCTTTACCGCAAGGACGGCCCGCAATGGGCCGCCCTTGCAGGAGGTTTATGCCATGCGATACGTTACCTTTGATTTCGACGGCAGCCCTCTGCCGCTCATGCTGACGGCGGGGGCGCTTTTTGATATTTATGACCGCTTCGGCGTCCATGACAGCATCCTGCGGGCCACCGGGGCCATGGAGGATACCCCCCAGGGCTGGATGGCCTGCTGTGAGCTGGCGGAGCTGCTGATGCAGCAGGCGGCGCTGTGGCGCAAGCGGCAGGGCTATGCCGACCGCAAGCGGGCCACGGGCTGGCCGTTGCGCTCTCAGGACCGGGCAGCGGTCCGCACCGCCGTGCGGCAGGCCATTGCGCGGGGCTTTTACCGGGCAGTGCCCTCCGGAGAGGACGCCGGGGAGGTCAACTTAGTCTTAGCGGCCCGGGAGGATGAGCGGGCGGAGGATCCGGAGCGGCTGCGGATCGGTTTTCTGGCCGTTTGCGCCGCCCGGCTGCATCTGGCCCCGGCAGACGCCCTGCTGCTGACGCCGGGCGAGTATCTGGACATGGTGACGCTTTTGAGCGGCGGAGAGGAGGGAGACTATGGCGGTCCGAGTAATCACTACTGAAATATCCATCAAGAATGAAGCTGAGTTTAAGCGGCAGATTTCTTCAATCAACAATAGCCTCAAATCTATGCAATCCGCAATGAAACTTCTGGATGCGCAATATGAGGGGCAGACAGACAGTGCGGAATATTTAACCAAGAAGCAAAAACTTCTTCAAGAGCAATACGATCAGCAAAAAGTGAAAGTCCAGGCACTTTCCAAAATGCTGGACAGTGCAAGGTCTGTTTACGATGAAAACAGCAGCGTTGTCACAAGATATAAAACGCAGCTTGATAGTGCGACCATTCAGCTGCTCAAAATGGAGCGCGAGGTCAAAAATGTCAGTAGTGCAATGGAATCGGCCAGCAAGTCAACCGTTGCGGCCGATAAGCAAATTGCAGTTTTTGACAAGACTTTAAATGACGCAGGTGATAGCGCCGATGATGCAGCCGACCAGGTTGAAAACTTTGATGATGCAGTGGAACAAGCCGGGGATAACGCTGACGACAGTTCTGATGGTTTAGGTGATTTTGCAAAGGAACTTCAGAATTTGCAAACTGCCGCGAAATCTGGGAATATAACCGGCGTTGTTTCTTCGTTACAAAAGATTAAGGGCCTGCTTGCCGGGGCGGCTATTGTCACGGGAATCAAGGAAATCGGCGAGGCTATTCTCAATATTGTTGAAGACACCAAAGAGTTCCGACAGATCGTTGGAACACTCCAGACATCCGCTGAAGAAGCTGGATATACGCTTGAGCAAACTGCCGAGCTGTTCCGGGACGCCTACTCTGTGTTTTCGGATGAACAGGTAGCCGCTACGGTTGTCGCTAACCTTCAAGCAATGAATCTTAGTCAGGCAGAATTAAAAAAGATGCTGGAACTGACAGAGGGGGCTTGGGCCACCTATGGTGATTCAATCCCCGTTGACAGTCTCGCTGAAAGCATTAACGAGACGGCTCAAACCGCAAAGGTGACGGGAACATTTGCAGATGTTCTAAATTGGGCTGGCATTAACGAGGACAAGTTTAATGAAGCCTTGGCAGCGTTGCCTGATACCGCCGCCAGAGCAAATCTTATGATGACTACCATGGCCGATGAAGGGCTTGATTCTACTGCTGAGGCGTGGAAAGAAAATAATAAGGAAATTCAGGAGTACAACGCAAAGCAGCTGGAACTAAAAGAAGCAACTGCCCGGCTTGGCGAATCTCTGTCACCGGTCGCGTCCGCATTCACGGATTTTGGAATCAGTGCCGTAAATGCGCTGGCCAGCATTACTGACACGGTAATCGGAACAATTGACAAGATCAAAGAGTTTAAGGCGGAGTATAACAATTGGGCCAACAGTATTCCCGTTCTTGGTCCGCTTCGCGAAAAGGCCATCGAGAACCAGACGTATTATCGGGAGCATGAAAGTCTTGGCGCAAAATTTAAAAACTGGATCAACGGCTCCCATGCCGACGGGCTGGATTACGTCCCCTTTGACGGCTACGTGGCGGAGCTGCACCAAGGCGAGGCGGTGCTGACCTCCGGCGAGGCCAGTTTCCTCCGCAGCGCCATGGCGGCGGGGCGGACGCTGGGCGGCGGTCGGCGGAGCAGCCGGGCCGTGTCCGATTCGGACACCGGCGGCAGCGGCGGCACGCCGAAGGTCTACGATCTGACGATCCCGGTGGAGCTGACCATTGACGGCGCCACCTTCGCCCGGAAGGAATACAAGTACCGCATTGCGGAGGACAACCGCCGGGGCGTCTCTCTGGCGGGGAGAGGAGGCAGCCGATGACACGGCCACCCTATATCGTAGACGGCGTGGATTTCACCGACTACGTCAACCGCTGGCAATACTCCGTGGGCTATGTGTACCGGGAGGGCTCCAACGCGGCCCTGCGGCTCAGCGGCTTACAGCCCCGGGACCTGCTGGCCATCAAGACCCGGGTCTCCGTGACGGTCAATGACCAGCAGGGGCCGCAGCTGGCGGCGCTGCTGACGGCGGTGCTGAAGAACTACGTGCAGCTCACCTACTTCGAGCCCAAGGACAACGCCGTCCGGACGGCCACCTTCATGCCCACGGTGGAGGAGGTCAGCATTCCGCCGGTGCCCGGCTCCGTCCGATGGGGTAAGGGCTTCCGGATCACCATGGAGGAGGCGTGACGATGGCAGTTAACGAGATCCGCTACAAGGGCGTCAGCTACGCCATGGACGATGATATCAAGGTCCCCTCCGGGATCCTGTACGAGGTCAAGGCCCTCCGCTCCGACAGTCTGGAGGCCAACAGCCTCACCGTCACGGTGTTTTCCAATGACAAGGCCATCATGGGCTTTGCGAAAAATGACAAGGTGGAGTATTTCCGGAATGGCCGCCGGGTGGGCGTGTACTATCTCCAGACGGTGGAGCGGGTGGGCAGCGACGCCTATACGCTCTCCGCCCTCTCCGCGCTGGGACGGCTCATTACCATGCGCCACGCGGGCGGCATCTACACCGGCCAGACGGTGGCGGAGGTAGTCCCCCAGATCTGCGGCCCGGTAGAGGTGATGATCGAGAGCGTATACGCCAGCCGCAAGCTGTACGGCTACCTGCCTTACAGCAACCCGGACACCAAAACCGGCAACGGCCGCAGCGCCCGGGATAACCTCTCCCAAGTCCTGTTTGCCATCGGGGCGTCTCTGGGGACTGACGAAAACGGTGTCATGCGGGTGGAGAAGCTGTGGGATGGCGTCTCTGCCACGATCACGGCGGACCAGATCAACGAGGACTCCTGCTCCACCGTGTATGAGACCCCGGTGAGCGCCGTGGAGATCACAGAGCACCAGTGGGTCAAGAGTCAGGATACCGTCACCCTCTTTGAGGGCACGGCAGAAGACGGCGCTCTGGTGACGTTCGAGGCCCCCGCTCACAGCCTGACGGCGGAGGGCTTCGCCATCACCGAGCAGGGCGACAACTACGCCATCCTGTCCGCCGGGACCGGCACCCTCACCGGCAAGAGCTACAACCACCTGACCCGCATCGTCCGCCGGACGGTGACGGAGGGAGCCGAGGAAAACGTGGTGCCGGTGAGCGATGCCACGCTGGTGTCTCTCACCAACAGCGTGGACGTGGCCAAGCGCATGGCGGACTACTACCGCCACCGGGAGACCATCCGGGTGGACGTGGAGCCCGGCACGGAGCGGGCGGGCAGAGTGGTGCAGATCTTCCACACCTGGGACAAGAAGATGGTCCAGGCCTGCGTGGAGAGCCGGGAGACGGTGATCTCCGGCATCCTCAACAGCCAGACCAGCGCGCTGGTGGGATTTAAGCCGGCGCAGCCGGATACAAGCCAATATTATAACGTCCGTCAGGAAATCCTTGAGGACACTGAAATTGTAATCCCGGAAGGAACCACGTCAATTCATGCAGTGCTTGGCTCTGCAGGGGATGATGGGCAGGCCGGAGCAAATGGCGAGGCTGGTACTGACGGAGGATACGCCCGGATCAATTCCCGTGAAACAGGAACGTCTGTAGGTACACAAGGCAAAGGTGGGGCAGGAGGAAAGGGTGGCCTCGGCGGCAGCGGCGGAAAAGTTCTGCCGGTTGATCTGGATGTCTCCCCCGGCGATGTGCTGCACATCCATATTGGCTTAAACGCTGGGCAGAAAGAAACCACCATTACTTTGAACGGGAAGCTCGTCAGCAGCGCACAGGGGGCCGTTATGGCTGCTGGATACACAGACCCTACTACGGGGGACGTATACTCTGTTCCTGGCGTTTCCGGGATCGATGGCGCAGCGGGCGGCAATGCACAGACGACCACCGCTGATGCTTCCTCTGGTGGAAATGTTGGAGAATTCACGGGTGCCCATGGAACCTCGGCCAGACTGGAGGATTATACCAACACTGATAAGGTAGCGGATGGATACACGCAAAGTACAAACTCTTCTACAAGTCAGTATGGCACATTCACCGGTAGGGAAGATATCTCCACGGACAAAGACGGCTACGTCACTTTCCTGGGTCGTGAAAAGACGATTGGCGGCACGGCCAGTTCGTTTGCTGACGGCACGGCATATAGATTAGTGTCTTCTGATTCTAACTACACGCAGTACAGAAAGGGCGTGGCCTCCAAGCCAAATGTCACTGTTACTACGGTTACAAATACGCATAAGTACAAGACCATCCGTGCACGAACAACCTATGGCAACCTCGGAAGCGGTGGCGGCGGGGCTGCACAGGGGGCAAACGCCAGCGATGCTGCCGGTGCGAATGCTGCTGCGCCGGACGCACCCACTAAGCGTGGGAGCGGTGGCAATGGTGGCAACGGCGGCGGTGGCGGCGGTGGCGGTGGCGGTGGTTACGTAGCAATCACCGGAGACGCCGCAGCCAGCGCGGGCGGAAGAATGTATGGGCTATCCGGAGGAACACCAGGCCAAGGAAGCAAGGGCTCCCACGGCTCAGACGGATACGCCATTTTGTACTATGGTCTTATCAGTAAAAGTCACACAGGCCCATTGGTCACATCCGAACAAAAGTGGCTGCTGGACGCCCTCAACCGCAGAATGATCGTATAAGGAGGTGCGCTATGCCGAACGATTATTACACCATGATTTTCACAGGCGAAAAAGTGGATGAGCTGCTGAAGCGCTTGGACGATGGGGAGATCATCATCCCATCCTCCACGGCGGGAAGCACGAAGAAATTCAAGCTGACGGTAGACGATACCGGCACCGTCAGCGCCACGGAGGTGACGTCCTGATGGTACAGGGTGATGCGTACAGCATCGATATCACGATCAAAAACCTGGGCGAGGCGATCCCGATTGACACCGTGGAGAAGGTGGAGGTCACTCTGCTGAACCTGACGCGGTCCTATCCGGAGGAGGTCACCTATTCGGACGGGAAATTCCACTTCCCGGTCACCCAGACGGAGACCTTCAAACTCCCCCCGGTGTGCCCTATGCAGGTCCGGGTGAAGTTTACCGGCGGGGACGTGGTCGGCTCCCTGATCCAGATGGTGGAGGTGGCCGGGGCGATCAGTAAGGCGGTGCTGTGATGCTTACCTTTGAGCTGCAGCCGCGCAAGGCCCTTGAGATTTCCTTTGCCGTGTCCATCGTCGCGGGAAAGGGAGACCCCTACACCGGGGCGTATCAGGTGACGCCCAAGATCTACGGCCCGGTGGTGCTGGAGACAAAAGACAAGTCCATGGCGGACGATGTGACGGTCTTAAAAATCCCCCAATTTGAGGTGTCCAACGAGGCCGGGGGAAATACATTGATTATGGGAGACGAGTATTATGGCGGATAAGTACATCAACAAGGTCATCATCGGCAATGACGTCAAGCTGGACCTCACCGCTGACGATATCACTGCCGACAAGCTGGCAAAGGGCATCAAGGCCCATGACAAGAGCGGTGCTCCCATTGTGGGCACCAGCACTTTCGATTCCGACACCTCCGAGGATACCGCCGTTGCAGCGGAAATCCTTTTGGGGAAAACGGCCCACGCGAAAGGCGCGAAGCTGGTCGGCACCATGCCGAATCAGGGCGGCAAGACCCTTGACATCACGGACAAGGCGGCCCCCGTTTCCATCCCCATGGGCTTCCATGACGGCTCCGGCAAGGCGCAGATCGCGGAGGCGGAGGCGGCAAAGCTGATTCCCGCCAACATCCGGGAGGGCATCACGGTCTTGGGCGTGGCCGGTACCATGAGTGGCAATGAGGGCATGAAGGCGCAGGCCAAGAGCGCCACGCCCACCTTCGCCCAGCAGGAGATTTTACCGGATGAGGGCTACAACTGCCTGTCCTCCGTCACTGTGGCGGCGATCCCTGTCAGCTACACCGACAACGAGCAGGGAGGCCAGACCCTGAAAGTAGGTGCGTAAGGATGGCGGTCAACAAGGTCGAGGTAAACGGTGAGACGAAGCTGGATCTGACCCAGGACACCGTGACCCCGGAGAATCTGCTCTCCGGGGCCACCGCCCACAATGCGGCGGGGGAGCGGATCAGCGGCGCAGTTGCTGTCGCGGAGGCATCCACCACCACGCCGAAAGCCCCCGGCACGGCTGCGGTGGGCACGGAGCAAAAATACGCCAGAGGGGACCATGTTCACCCAAAAGAGGTCAGCGACACCGACCGGGCAACATGGAACGGGAAAGCCGATCTTGTAGACGGCAAAGTGCCTGCAAGCCAGCTGCCGGAGATTTCCTCCGTCAAGACCTACACCGCCACCATCGGGACCACGTGGGTGGAGGATGAAAACACCGGCATCAAGACGCAGAGCGTTGCCATTGCCGGGGTCAAGGCCACCAACACCGCCACGGTAGACCACGTTTACACGGGGGCGGGGACCAGCGACGATTACGCGGCCTTTGTGGAGGCGGAAAACCAGTACCTGACGTACATCACCAACGGCTACGCAGAGACCTATGACGGCGGCATCAAATTTACGATCTTCGGGGATGCCAACACGGTGTCTATCCCCATTGTTGCGGAGGTGAGCTGATGGGCAGAGTGATTTTGAGCGGGGCGAGTAAAGGCATGACCAAGCCAACCGTAGGAGCGCCTATTTCGGAACTTGCAGTTGGCTCCCCAGTCAGACTAAGCGTGAATGGCACCGTAACTGATTTTCTGATCGTTAATCAGGGTATCTCTTCTAATTCCATCCTGTATGACAGCTCCTGCAACGGCACTTGGCTGCTGATGAAGAACATCTACGAGAACCGTGTCTGGCAGAGCGGAAATATCAACAAGTACGAAAGCAGCGACATCCACACCTACCTGAACAACACGTTCCTGAACCTGTTTGAGAGCAATATCAAAGACGCAATCAAGCAGGTCAAGCTCCCGTATCGCAAGAACAGCGGTTCTGGCGGCACTGACCAGAGTGGTGCGAACGGTCTACTCTGCAAGATTTTCCTATTGGGTGGTTATGAGGTTGGCTTCACGACCAGCGACAGCGAAGACTTCCCGGTGGACGGTGCGAAGCTGTCCTACTTTACGTCTAGGACCGGCACGTCCGCTAACAACAAGCGTATTGCGTACCTGAACGGCTCGGCCGCCGCCTGGTGGCTCCGCTCCCCGCGCGCCAGCAATGCCGCCAGCGTGTGGGGCGTCTATACCAATGGCGACTCCTTCAGCAGCAGCGCAGTCAACTCGCGCGGCATCCGCCCCGCTTTGATTCTTCCCTCTACACTCTCGGTCAATAAAAACGGGATGGTGATTGCCTAATGGGACACTGTTTATTTTTGCGGAAGGGCGAGGTGCATACGGCACCTATGCCCCTGCCTTCCGGATACACAAAACTGGCGTATATCCAATCCAGCGGGACACAATATATTGATACCGGTGTCAAACCGGATCAAACATATACTCTGAAAATAAAATTTCAGACAACGCAAACGTTATCGGGTGGCGTTGCAGTCAGTGACCAGAACTGGCAATCAAACGGCTTCGGCCTTTGGTGCAATGCCGCCGTATTTGGGGATCAGGCGATGCAGAACGCTCCATTAAACGGAACAGACCCAATCGAGGCTGTGCTTAACCAAAGCGGCCTGACCGTCAATGGTGAACAAATATGGACACCGACAGCGGCAACTTTTGCGGTTCCTGCAAATATGACGTTGATGGCGCTCAACCGTAACGGTTCCATTGCTGAACAGCTGTCCGGAAAACTGTATTACGCACAGTTATACAGCGGAGATAGCCCAATCCGAGACTTTCTGCCCTGCAAAGACGCCAGCGGGGCGGTGGGACTTTATGACCTTGTAGGCAAGCAGTTCTACGGCAATGCGGGGACGGGGACATTCACCGCTGGGGAGGTGGCATAATGGGCAGAGTGCTTATGAGCGGCATTGTGCCGCTGCTGAAAGCGCCGGTGACGTATAACGCAAATTTCGCGGATAACGATTGGGCCACGATCATTAAAGCCTGCCACAAGAACCAAGTGCCGGAGACGTGGGTAGTTGGGAACCAGAAAGCCATGACGATTAACGGGGCAGATTACGTTATCGACATTATCGGAAAGGGGCACGATGACTATGCCGATGGCTCCGGAAAAGCTCCCCTGACCTTCCAGCTGCATGACTGCTACGCGGACAGAAAGATGATGAACGGTGGCAACACCAACAGCGGCGGCTGGACGAGCTGTGACATGCGAAGCACACACCTGCCCGCCATTCTGGCGCTGATGCCAACGGAGGTACAGAACGGCATCCAAGAGGTGAATAAGCTAACCTCGGAGGGTTCCCGGAGCACCACCATCAGCACCACGGCGGACAAGCTATTCCTGCTGAGCGAGATTGAGATTTTTGGTAACATCACCTATTCTGCAAGCGGCGAGGGCACACAATACGCCTACTATAAGGCAGGCAACAGCAAGGTGAAGAATTACAACGGTAGCGCGAACTACTGGTGGCAGCGCTCTCCACGCATTGGCAACTACACGAGTTTCTGCGCGGTCAGCAACAGCGGCCTCGCCGACTACATCAGTGCGAATGATGTGTATTGCATATCTTTTGCCTTCTGCTTTTAAAAAAGCCGGAGGTCAATCCTCCGGCAGGCCCCACAGGGGCCGTGTCGAAATGCGTCGGAATGTGGGCCTTAAAACTGCAACTTTTAAGGAGTTAGAGATGGAAATTGTACAAATCGTAATCAGCGCCGTGACAGGCTCCGGGGTTACGGCCATCATTCTGGCTTTGCTCCAACGGAAGTGGGCCAAGGATGACAAAAGCGATGCCATCGTGGAGGCCCTGAAGGTTCTCATGGTGGATCGCGTCCGGCATTTGGGGCAGGCGTACATTGCGGATGGCTCCATCAGCCTGTCGGACAAAGAAGCCTTGGGAGAGATGCACCGTGCGTACAAGGCGCTGGGGGGCAACGGGCATCTCAACACGATCATGGCGGAGGTGGAAGACCTACCGCTGAGAAAGGAGTAACCATGGAAAATCTAAAAAAGCGGCTGGCAAACCTGCTGGCGGTAAAAAGCCTTGTGACCATCACCTTGACGGTGATCTTCGCGGTGCTGGCTCTGCGGGGTGACATTTCCGGGACGGAGTTTCTGACCATCTTCACGGTGGTCATCGGCTTTTACTTCGGCACCCAGAGGGTCAACGAGGACAAGAACAGTTAAAACCGGTTGAAGAATCAACCGAATTTTGAAAGGAGTACATTTTATGAACAAAACTTTTGAGAACATCATCAACGAGGGCAAGAAGAACGGCAAGAAGCTGAGCGAGATCAACGCCGAGCTGAAGGCGGCGGGCGCGACCTTCCATCTGGACTACACGATGACGCCGGACGGCCCTCAGACCGGCTGGTCTAAGCAGGAAATGAAGGAGGGCTTTATCCCCGCGGAGAAGGAGCCGGAGGACGTGAAGCACCTCCACGACTACATGAAGTTCAACCCCGCCGAGGCCAACACCGAGGAGGAGGTCTGGGTGCCGGAGGGCCATTACCGCATCACCTTTGATGAGGACGGTCACGCCACCAAGGCCGTGAGAATCAATGGTTGATACGTTTGACTGCGCCCGTGCGCAGATCTACCACAACACCGGCAAGCTGACCCCGGCGCAGATCAAGGCCAAGACCGGCTGCACCCACATCATCAACGGCTATCTGTTTAACAGGAAGTTCCAGCCGGTGGGCTGGACGGTGATCGACGGCAAGGTCATCAGCCGGGACAAATACCAGGACTGGGGCGTGTCCATTGGCAGTGACGGGGTCACCAAGATGCTGACGAGCCGGGGAGTATCCTTCCTCTCCGGCGTCCCCATCCTCAAGGGCGGTTCCAAGCTGTACCGGGAGCTGACGCCGGACGTGGCCCGGTCTGCCGCCCGGACTGCGGTGGGCTGGCTGGCCAACGGCAAGGTGGTGCTGTGGTGCGATAAGACCAGCCTGACCCGTGAGCAGCTCCAGAACAAGCTGCTGGGGCTGGGCGTGGTGGACGCCCTCATGCTGGACGGCGGCGGCTCCACGCAGGGCATTTTCCCCGGCGGGAAGGTGGTCAGCAGCCGGAAGGTGCCCACGCTGCTGCTGTTCTGGGAGCGGTCGGCCAAGGTGGAAGATCAAGCCCTCGTATGGGGCAAGGCTCACGGCCTGCTGACGGACGCCAACGCCGGTGACACGGTGACACGAGCCGACATGGTCCGGGCGCTGTATCAGATCTGGGGGGATAACCATGGTTGAGATCCACGCTTACAGCAAAGCCGCCTCCGGGGGCAAGCAGCTCTCCGCCCATTTTAAGGTGCGGGAGTTCGCGTGTGGAGACGGGTCTGACGCTGTTTTGGTGGCTCCCCGGCTGGTGATGGTGCTGGAAACCATCCGCGCCCACTTCGGCGCTCCGGTGGTCATCCACAGTGGCTACCGCACGCCCCAGTACAACGCCAAGGTCGGCGGTGTGGCCCACAGCCAGCACTGCTACGGCATGGCGGCGGATATTTCCGTCAGCGGCCAGAAGCCGGAGACGGTGGCGGCCTTCGCCCGGTCGATCATGCCAGACTGGGGCGGCGTGGGCGTGTACGCCAAGAAGGGTTTTACCCACATCGACGTGCGGGAGAAGAAATCCGACTGGACGGGCTAAACATCTGAAAGGAGGGCCAGAAGATGGCAACATCCACGCGGAAACGCGCTCTGCAAGTCTGGAAAACCCATGGAGAAAACAAACCGAGAGATCCGGGCGCTGTTGTCATCCATGGCCCCGGCCCGGGCGGCGCAGGCCGTCCGGCTGGTAGGCCTGCCGCCTGACGAGGAAGCGGCGGTGCTGGCGGTGGACGTCCACGGCCAGAGCTGCCTACAGGCGGCGGCGCTGCTCCACGTCAGCGTGGACGGGTTGGCCAAGATCCGGCGGCGTGCCTACGCCAAGATTGCGGATGATATGCAAGGATGAGAAAAGCCGTGTCCGATTCGGACACGGCTTTTCTTTGGGCAGTTTGAGGGCAGAATACAGGCAGTTTCCGGGCAGTTTGGCTGTCCGAATTTTTTGTATCATGAGGGTAGGAAAAAAGGAGGTGCGCTATGGATCAGCAATTTGCAATCGCAGGATACACGGGCTCCAGCTGCCTGATGTGCGCCATCGACGGCGCGGACATCTGGCAGGTGGACTATTTTGGCAACCGTCAGCAGCTCATCGGCAAGACCGCAGCGGCCTACACGGAACTGGAGGGCACCACCCAGCAGTACTATGACAAGCTGGTGGAGTTGGGCGTCATCACCCCGCCCAAGACGCAGGAGGAGCTGATGGGTGAGATGCAGTCGGCCATGAGCGACATGGCCGAGATCATCAAGGGCCTATCGGCCCAGGTAAAGGAGCTGAAGGAGAATGGATCTCAAACAGATCATAGCGGCCGCGTCGAAGATGTTCCCCAGCGCCGACCTGCAAAACGCGGTGCAGAAGGCGGAGCAGGCGATCAGCGGGACGGCTGACACGCTGGAAGGCGTTCAAAGAACCGCCAGGCGGCTGGGCATTGACCCCAATATCGCCAACAGCCTGTATGCCCGCTACGGGAAGACCATGCAGGCAAAGGCCCTGTGCGGCCTTCTGGGGACTACACCGGAGGCTTTGCGCTCCGATGCTAACAAGATCCTTGGCGGCGCACAGAACGGCTCCCAGGCCCCGCAGAAGGGGAAAGCGGGCGGTTCCACCAAATTCCCCCGGCTGAAATAGCCGGTTGGAATAAAAACACGAAAGGAGCACAAACACATGGAAGATCGTAGCACTGGTATGAGCTGGATTGCAGTCCTCTTTGTCATCATCGTGATTTTCGCCATTTTCGGCGGGAATTTCGGCGGCGGCTGGGGCTGGAATCGCGGCAACAATCCCTATCCCCCGCAGGAGGGCTGTAACCGGGTGAGCAACTGCGAGATCGAGAGACAGGAGATCGCCGACACGGCCCGGACCCAGTACCTCATCGAGCAGCAGAGCAATGACACCCGTATGGCCATCAACGCCAGCACGGAGGCCATTACCTCTCAGGCCAGCCGGATCTATGAGCAGCGCCTCCAGGAGACCATCTTTGATCTCAAGATGGAGAACCAGAACCTCAAGAACGGCATTTTCACCAAGGAGCAGACCGACGCGCTGGCGGCGAAGATCTCCGACTGCTGCTGTGGCTTCAACCGCCGTCTGGATGCCATCGAGGGCCGGATGCTGACCAAGCCGAACCTGTACGGCGTTGCGTCCACCTGCGGCGGCCAGATTATTCCCGCATCTTGCGGCTGCAACGGCAGCGGCAACATCTGATCAACTTTTTCCACATCGGAAACAGTTCAGGCCCCTTCGGCCGGGTAATGGGCGGGGCCGGTGCCCCGCCCTTCAATTTTGAAAGGAGAAAAATTATGAGTTGTAAGTCTGCTTTATACGCTGCTATGCAGACCCCCACGGCGGTGGCTGTTGGCGGCGTCATCCCTCTGGGCGGCCTGATCCGGCGGTACGGCTGCGACATTGCCCTCAACGGCAACGCGGTCAACCTCTCCGGCGTCGGCTACTATGACGTGGACGCCTCCATCACCGCTACCCTCACGGCGGCCGGAGCCGTCACCGCCACACTCTACAAGGACGGCGTGGCAGTCCCCGGCGCCACCGCCACCGAGACCGGCGCGGCCGACGGCACGGTCAACCTGGATCTCACGGCGCTGGTGCGTCAGCTCTGCTGCGCTGCCGGCGCGGCTCTGACTTTGGTGCTGACCGGCGTGGAGGCCACCGTTGACAACGTGGCCCTGCGGGTTCATCGGATCTGACGGAGGCGCGGCATGGTGCAGCTGTTAATTGGGATGCTGCTGGGCGTCATGGCTGCCACACCTACCGGCCGCAGCATCGGCAACCAGATCGGCAACGCTGCCATTGATAAGGTCAAGGAGGCCATGAAGGCCCCGACGGCCGGAGAGGAGGACAACCATGGAGAATCTGCATGAGCAAATCAAGGCGTATATCCCCAAGCTGGAATACAGCATCCGGGAGTATATGCGGAACCCTGCCACACCCAACGCGGCGCAGGGGATCATGGCAATGGTGGAATGTCTGAACATGCTCAAGAGCGCAGAGGAAGCTATCTGCACGGGCCGGGAGATGACCAAGGCCGACGCGGAGGCGTGGGCGGCCCACATGGTCAACGAGGACGGCACCACCGGCCCGCACTGGCCCATGGAGCAGACCACGGCCCTGGCGGAAAGCATGGGCCTGTCTTGGGAGAAGATCTCCCCGTGGTGCTGGTGGGTCACGATGAACATGATGTACTCCGACTACGGCAGCGTGGCCATCCACTATGGCGTCAGCACGGCGGAGTTCTTTGCGGAGCTGGCCCAGGCGTTCCTGTTTGACAAGGACGGACCCGGCCCCAAGGAGAAACTGGCGGCCTATTACCACGGCATCGTTAAGGCGGGGGAGCAGGGCTGACTGTGTTCGGGACTGTGTTCACGCATCTTTTTATAACCGTTTCTATCTGGTTCTAACGGATAGTTAAAAACAGCGAAAAACCGTTGAAATTGCAAGCATTACAAGCAATCTCAACGGTTTTTCATTTGGCGCGGAAGGAGGGATTTGAACCCTATTCTTTCTGGCTGTTTTCAACGGTCTGCGGGTTTCTGTGTTCAGAAATGTGTTCAGCCGGAAAATATGTGTTCAGAAGCCTTTCTCCATCTTTTCCGCAGCGGCCTTCAGCTGGCCGTCCCGGACGTGGGTGTAGATGTCCATGGTGGTGGACAGCTGGGCGTGGCCAAGAAGCACCTGCGCCGTTTTGGGGTCCACTCCGCTTTCCAGCAGGGCGGTGGCGTAGCCGTGCCGGATCTGGTGCGGCGTGACAGTGACGCCGCTGGCATCCCTGTAGGCATCGTACAGCGAGGTAAAGTGATCGTTTGTCAGAAGGCTGCCGTCCGGCTCCGCGAACAGGTAGCCTTTCCCCAGCTTTTTGGGGAGCAGCTTGGCCAGTGCCGGAAGCAACGGAACGTCCCTGCATCCGGCGTCAGACTTCGGCTGCTTGATGTGGGGCGAGTTGCCTACATGATACACGGATTTTTTGATGTGCACAAGATTTTTCTTTCGATCAATGTCGGCGCCGGTGAGGGCCAGCGCCTCACCCCGGCGGCAGCCGGTGTAATAAATGAGGTAAGCGAACAGGCCGAAGGGGAGGCTTGCGCTTTTTTTTATGAGTTCGATCTGCTCCGGAGGGGGCGCGTCCCGGTGGGTTTGCGTCAGGTTCCGGGGCGGCTTCACGGCGCTGGCCGGGTTGTAGCTTATAACGCCATCCACTTCGG